GCGCGCGGAAACTAGGGCAGCGTTGCCGGCCGCGTTGAACGAGTCGATGAGCTCGTTGTTGCGGTCGATGAGGTCCTGCGTGGTTTCTTCGACCTCCTTCGACTTCAGCCCCCACCACAGCAGGGCCTCGGCGGCGATCATGATGATGCCGGCGGGACCGCCGATAAAGGCGTATGCCTTGGAGAGTCCGCGGGTCACCATGGTCAGTGTGGTGGTCACGCGTATCGCGGCGACCCGCGCGGCGGTGAGCGCGTGCTGCGCCACCAGAACCTGGTTGGTGGCCACCACGGCAGACTCGAGGCTGTAAACGTTGGCCATGTTCGACTGCGCGAGCTTGTAGTTGCGCTGCGCCGCGACCAGGGCGTGCGCGGCCTCGGCCTTCTCGGCCTGCAGCAGCCTGAAGTAGTTCACGGCCGCGATCTGCGCGCTCTTGGCCAGCTCGATCATGGCGACGTTGAGCTTGATGGCGATGAGGGCTATGGCCACCTTGGTGAGGTGCGCGACGTGGTGCGCAACCTCCTCGAAATGGTACGACGACTCACCGAGAGTGCTGCCCATGCCCGCCCAGACGCGCATCAGCCCAGTCAACTCTCCGAGCACGGCCTTGAGTCCGCCGGACAAGCCGCTGTCGCCGGTACCGAGCCCGAGCTGCACGGCCTCGAGCGCGGACTTGAACTGCTTGAATGCGCCGCTCAGGTCGTCGGCGATGATGTCGGCCATCTTTTTGACCGCGCCGGCCGAGTTCTCGTTGGCCTTCGTCAGCTCGCGCAGCATGTCGACCTGCCTGGCCATGACGAGCACACCGGGGGTGGCCCTGCGCTGGAAGAGCCGCGCGGCTTCTCCGGCCTCGAGCTCCTTCTTCGCCAACTCATCGAACAGCCCCGCGAGTCCGCCGCTCTGCATTGCATCGGAGAGGTCGTTGATATTGAAGCCCATGGCCTCCATGGTCTGGGCGGCGGGACCGGTGACGTCGACGAGCGCCAGAAGCATCTGCCGCAGTTGGAAGCCGGCCTTGGTCCCCTGGATGCCTGCGTTGCCGAGGACGCCGATCGCTGCGCCGACCTCCTCCATGGATATGCCGAGGGCCTCGGCGACGGGGCCGACCGACCCCATTGCATCCGCCATCTGTGCCACGCTGGTGTTGGTGCTGGACGCGGTCTGCGCCAGCACGTCCGCCACGTGCTCCGTCTCGGACACGGCCAAGTTGAACTGGAGCAGCACGTTGGACGCGATGTCCGCCGACTGCGCCAGGCTCAGGTTGCCCGCGGTGGCCAGGTCCAGGGCGGGCGCGATCGTCTCGAGTATCTCCGCGGTCTTGAAGCCGGCCATGCCGAGGAACTTCATGCCCTCCGCTACTTCGCCCGCCGTGAACAGCGTCGTGGCGCCGAGCTCCTTCGCCCGATCCTGCAGGGCCTCGAAATCCGCGCCCACCGCGCCGGTGACCGCGCGGGTTCCGGCCATGGCGTGCTCGAAGTCCTTGATCGAGCTGACCGCGCCGCTGAACAGTGCGATCGCGCCGAAGCCGACGAACGCGCCCTGCAGCGAGAACACCGACTTCTTGATCCGGTCGAATCCGTGCGCGAGCACCTTGGTGTCTCTCGCGCCACGGGCGGTGGACGCACGGATACTGTCGATAGACTTGCTGTAGGTAGCCGCGCCCGCGACGGCGCCAGCGGGGTTGATTCGGACGTTGAGAGAAGCCATACTATTTGCTGCCCTTCTCTTCGAGTTGCTTGGCCTTGAGCTCGAGCCACGCCGAGTCGAGGGCGCGGATTATCGCGACGAACTGTCGCCGGTCCGCGACCTCCTCGACCTCCATGTACAGGCGGATCTCGTCAGCGGGTATGGGCGTGAGTCCCATCCCCGCGGGGCGGGCGGCAGACAGCCTGCGGAACGCGTCCAAATACCACGCGTTGTGCTCCCAGACATCGGGCTGGTTCTCGAGGGCCTCGACGTGCTGGCCCTTCGCCGCCAAGCCCTCGAGGAAGTCGACCTGTCCTCCCCAAGTGGCCTGCCAACTCAGGGCCTCCCTCAGTTTCCCAAGTCTTCCTCGACCTCGCGGAACCTGAAGGTCTCGAACTCGCCTGCCGCGTCCGCGACGTCGTCCAGCATGACCTTGTACCTGGGGTCGCCGAGGATCTCGTAGGCCTTCTCCTTCGAGAAGGGAATCGGCCCGTCGATGTCGTCGTCCTCGATGCCGCTCCAGCCTACGAGCAGCTCCTCGACCACGCATTCGAGGGCCTGCTTGTCGGTCACCTCGGGCGGCGGCGATTGCTTGCGGATGTAGAACCGCCTGTTCGCGTGCAAGTGCTTGGCAGCACGCTTGCGATAGCCCTTGCATTGCGTCGACCTGACCTGGGCTCTCCAGCCTCCGGTCATGGTCACCCACTCGCCCTCTTCCCCGAGCTCTACGTCAGTTGCGATCTCTTTGAGTCTCACCGTGCCTTCCTCCTTGTTTGGGGTGCCCCCGTTTTACGTCCGGGGGCAACGACGTCCGCCAGCGTCCAGCAAGCTGCGCCTGCGGAATTCGTTACTACGCGGCCACGTCGAACCGATGGAGCGACAGCGTGTGCCCGATCGTCGGGTGCTGGTACGCCGTGAACGCCATCTCGGCGACCACGTCCTGGTCGATCCCGCCCGCGACCACGTTACCCTGCGAGAACTTCATGCGGGGCAGGTCGAGCAGGTACACGTTGTGCGCGGCGTCCTCGAGCCTGAAGGCGAAGTCGGACACCGTGAAGCCCGTGTACTCCTCGAGCATCGTGCGGGTCTCGAAGTACGCCGTCAGGGTGCCGGTGACCAGCGCGCGGCCGAGGCCGATGCCGATCGCCGCCACGCTGCCGACGGCGTTCTGCGAGCGGGGGTTGTTGTTGAGCGTGACGCCGAAGGACTGGACGGACACCGTCGAGGCAGCCCCGGCCTGCCTGATGCCGACCACGTTGTCGATCGCGTTGAGCACCGACTTGGTGGCCGCCGCGACGCGCGCCCCCGTGCCGACGGACGCCGCTGCGGGCACGCCCGCGAGGCCAAGGAACCCGAAGCGCCCGGTGAGGATCGACCCCACCGCCACGTTCAGCTCGAGCTGGGACACGCGGCAGCCACTGTAGGAGATGAACTCGCCCGAGCCCGCGTTGGCGTCCGGGAACTCCTTCTCCAAGGTGAAGTGCTTCTTGGTCGTGCCCAGGAAGAGCGACCCGTCGTTGTCGAAGGCGATGTCGACCTGGTCGACCTCGTTGACGAACGCGAGCCCAGAAACGTCGATCACGTTCACGCTCGTCACCTTCTCGACCCGCACGTAGCCGTTGTTCAACGGGTCCGTGAAGCCGGAGAACCGCAACCACTGTCCGGCCTTCACGGCCGTGAACGCCCCCGAAGTGGCGTCGTCCGTGAACGTCGCAGTCTGCCCGGAGGCGGCCGAAATGTCGATCTCCTGCGCCGTCTTGGCGATCGCGGCCTGCCACGTGTCCATGAAGGCGCCAGCGAGCAGGGCGTCGTGCGCGGCGTAGCTCATCTCGATGTTGGCGTCGCCGCCGGCGCTCACCGCCGTGCGGACCAGGTCCGACACCTGCCTGTCGGCGCGTAGCTCCTGCGACTCCGTCGACTCGGTGTTGTGGTTGATGGACTCACCCGTGAACCGCATCTCGGTCATTGCGGCACTCGGGATAACCCCGAAATTGTCCTCCTCGAGATAGCTAAGGAGGGCCTGCGAAGAATCGGCCGACATTGGATTACCCCCAATCCACCAGTTAAGTTTGGTGCACAGTGTCGAGGTGGAACGGCACCGTGACGTTTACCTTGAACCAATGCCCGTCAGGCCCAACCCTCCGGACAACAGGGCCGCGGAAGACGATGTCTTCGTCCACCCGCTGCCCCCTGAAGATCACGGACACCTCGTTCGCGACCTTCAAGGCCACACCGTTCCCCGTGCCGCGCGGAACGTTGACAGAGACGGTCACCATCCCGGGCGACCTGTACCGGGGCGACTCGGCGAGGTCGGCCTGCCGGGAGTCTGCCCAGATGACGGCGAACTGCAACCAAGTGTCGTCCAACAGGTCGGCTGGCGAGCCGCCCATGACGGGGTAGTTCGCGGCCTCCGGCGGCGTGAACTCCTGGTTGTCGTACTGCACGGACATGTCGGGGTACGACGCCGCGATGCGCGTCGCGAAGTACAAGCGGATCGCGGCAGAGGCGTCGTCGAAGCCTGTGGGCACGTCGTCACTCCTTCACAACGTCGACCGGCATGGAGAATTGGTTCTCGACCTCGGCCACGGTTATGCGCAGCATGCCGTCGGGCGCCTGGTCGGACCAGCTGTCGAACTCTAGGCGGTTGATGTAGGGCAGGTTGTTCGTGACCCAGACCTCCGCGAACGGCGGCAACGAGGCCAGCACGCCAACGCCGGCTTCGATGGCCATGCCGCCGCCGGAGTCCTCAGCATCGACGACACCGGCCGCGGGTGAGCCGATCGTCACCTGCCAGTTCGCCCTCGCCCTGCCCGTGTCGACGGGCGTGCGCAGGACGGTGCCGCGCAGCACTTGGAGCGCGACCTTGCGGACGAGCCGCGAAAACGTGACCGCGACCTCCGCGGGCCCCTCCTTCTGGATTTGCGCTTCGAACTTCCGCATGTCCACTTGGCTAATGACGGTCATCTTAGCTCTCCAAGTAGAGTGCGTAGGCGGCCACGAGGTCACCGGAGTAGTACGTCTCCACCTTGCTTACCCGGCGGCGCGTGCTGTAGATGTTGAGGTAGCAGCCGACCTTGGGTTCCACGGTCGCGTCCCCGTGTATGTACGCGACGGAATCGCCGCGCTTGACCGTGTCGCCGTCGGCCTGCTCCTCGGTCACCGGCACCAACGGCGAAGCCTTGACGACGGCCGACGGGACGGGCGGAGAAGTCTCGAAGCCGCCGAGCGCGGGGTTGAACGACGTCTCGGACTGCGACTCCTCGAGCGTCGCATCCACCCCAAACCGCTCCAACAACGCGAGGACCGCGGGGC